GATTATATAGAACTCCTAGAGCGGCAGCAGCAGCGATACAAGCAGGTGCTAAAGCAGAAGCAAAATTGGCTAGAATGCCTAGAACTGGTTCGTTACCAGCAGATGAAAGAGAACAAAACAGGATAAATAGAGCAACAGCGCAAACCGCAATAGACACTGCTAAACCTAGAAGTCTCCAAGAAAAAATTGGCGTTAAAACTTTTAATAGATTACAAGACAAGGGCTATGATTCTGATTTTGTTGATAGAGCGTCTGCTAGAGCGGGTAAAGTTGGAGTTAGGGGCGCAAAAATAGGACAAGGGCTTGGCAACTTAGCAGGAATTGGAATGGGGATTCTTTCAGGAGCCAGTGCTCTTTCTGACGCTAGTGCTGCTGGTCAAGACTTTGGTGGCGCTATTGCGGGTGCAGGGCTAAGAGGTCTTACCACTACAAGCACTGTAACAGATGCTGTTAATCCTACGTTAACTCGCACAGGTGCTAGATTAGGAGGCAGAATTGGTGTGCGAAATCAGTTAAGAGATGATATGAGGGATGCTCAATTTGCAGCAAAGCAACCAGTAGCGGTTGCTCAGCCTACTACTCCGACTGCTTCTCCAGTTGCTGCTCCTACAAAACCAGTTTTTCCAAGTGATTCCATGTATATCAATCACGGAACACCTAATGCTCGTTTAAGACACCCCTCTCGCACTCCCGAACAACTTCAAGCGGCAAAGGAACATATTGAAACATCAGTAAAATTCGGGGGTCCGGGCGGTCCTACTCAAAGACAAAAGGATGACCTACTTCACATAGACAGACAATTGAACCCAACCACAGCCGGTCAGCCATTCAATCCTCAAGTGCAGTCGGGCGCTATGGCTGAGATGTTCGGGCAACGTGCGTCATATACACCCGGCTCAAGTCAGTTTAATGTGCCATCAGTAGCATCGCCAGTAACAGCAGAACCAACAAAAAAACCAGTAGCAGTTCAACAAACACTACCAATGGGTCCGACTGATGCTAAAAATGCCCTATTGGAAACTGAAGAACCTGAAGCGGGAGCAAAAACTGCTTTAGCGGGAGCAACTGGTGCTGCTGACTCCGCCGCTCAAGAGTTTATCAACCCTAAGCAACAATCTCCTATTCAAGAAGAAGAACTAGAAAACAAAAAGACTGAGCCGGGTCAAACAGGGGTGAGTGGAGCATGACGAAGTCTGAGCAGATGCAGAAACTAGTTATCGAGATGGATAACAAGATGTCTGAGCGGTCCTTCCAGTATTTCTTTGAGACAGTGCTTGGGTTTGATTATGCAGCACATCACAAATGTTGGGATAAAGGTCTTGGAGAAAACAGATACTACTGTGTCAAAGCAAGTCGTGACCACGGCAAGTCTGTATTCTTTATGTCGTATGCTCTTTGGTTAGCAGCCTACAACCCCGGCACTCACATCATGATATTCTCTCACTCATTAGAACAGACACTTGAGCACATGCGCTTTATTCGTAACAACATAGAAGGCGCTGCTTGTCTGAGAGAGTTGAAGCCTTCAGGTAAACCGTGGAGAAAGACATACTTTGAGTTCACCAACGGAAGTCGTATTATGGCTAAGTCGGTTGGTGGAGGAACACGTGGGTTCCACCCTGATGTTGTATTGTGTGACGATATTCTATGGGGGACCACTGGTAGTGAACTACAACGTGCTGCTGATTGGTTCTACGGTGTATTGCTTCCTGTATTGCACCACACAGGTCGTCTAATGATGGTAGGCACACCGTTCAGTTACAATGACTTATACGCACAGTTAGAAAAAACTGAGACATTTACTGTCGAGACATACCCTGCTATTAATAGAGAGGGTGTTGCTTTATGGCCTGAGAGATGGAACCTAGATGCTCTTGACCAAAGAAGAATGTCAATGCCAGCGATTCAGTTTACACGTGAGTATCTGTGTGAACCTATACACGATGTAGCGAGTATGTTCCCAATGGCGCTGCTTGAAAAAGCACGTGACCATAATCTGAAGATACTGGATGTAGCGGATTCTGAATATGACGAGAATGGTGACAGAGTCGGTGTGCTCGGCCATCACTTTATTGGATGGGACACTGCGATTGCATCTGATAAGAATGCCGACTATACTGCTATGACTGTTCTAAGGACACTGCCTGATGAGGATGTAAAACAAATCGTAGGTATAGTGCATGAGCAGGGTATGGGTTCAGCAGCGCAGAAGCGTCAGATTATTTTACTCAACAATAAGTTCCAACCTGACCTAATTGAATTAGAAGGTAACAACTTCCAGCGAATGTTTGCTATGGAACTTCAAGACATTCGCCAAGACATTCCTATTCGCACATTCATGACAACACGAACACGTAAAGAGAGTTTATTCATGTCTTTGCTCATGGCATTTGAGCAAGGTCAAATAAAAACTCCGTATGGCGATGACCGTTCTAAAAGATTTACACATAAACTAGAGGAAGAATTGACTCGTTTTGGTATGCAGAAGAATGGTCGTCTTGAAAGTGTAGGTGTGCATGATGACTTAGCGATGTCCTTAGCCCTAGCAAATTGGGCTACAAAAGAGTTTAGAGGAAGCGTGGTAATGTTAGATGATTACATGCCCGGTTTTGATGAATGGATTACTGGTAAACCTAGAAAGAAAGACGGATGGATGGTGCCATGAAAGAAGAAAAAGTTGGAAAAAAGCCTAAGGGAATGGTGTTGGTTATTTCAGTTGCCAAACCTACTATGAAAAAGCCTGAGCGTGAAGCCGACCCTGATACTAAGAAGAAGATGGATAGACTGAGCAGTGAATTAACGAGATTTACTGGAAAACCTCTACCGGGAGACATCGCTGCTAAGTTAGCAGGGAATCAGGTTAAGAATCAAGTTCGTTATCAGCAAGGTCGTTTAGATGACCCTAATTATGAACCTGAAGACACTGGTCCTGACCTTGACCTTGATTTGATGGATGAGTTACCTGAAGATGCTGCTGTAAAACCAAGACCACTTCGACAAATACCAGCCGTTGATAGGAATATGAGTGTAGCAGATGCAAATGCCTTTAACTCAAGATTGGCAAATACTAATCGAGCCAAGTTACAACATAATATACACATGTTAGAAGTAGCGGCTAGGAAGCGAGCAGAAGAAGAAGCAGATAGAAATTACAGAGAACCTTACAGAGATGAACAAGGTGTCTTTGTTAATCCAAACAGAATGGCATTGAAGGCTATTTTGAAAGGAGAGCCAGTTAACTTCTGCACTTGCTGCTCACCTGCTGAAATTGCTTGGGCTATCACTAAAGCAAAGAAGAAGTCTAAACCATTCCACGGATATAATCCAAAGCGTCATCACAAGAAGGGTGGGTTAAACGCTGCTGGTCGAGCCAAGTTCAAGCGTGAGACTGGAGCGAATCTAAAACCACCTGTCACTACAAAGCCGAGTAAATTAAAACCCGGCTCAAAAAGGGCTAAGCGTCGTAAGTCCTTCTGCGCTCGCATGAGTGGCAGTAAAGGTCCGACCAGTAAAGATGGTAAACTAACACCGAAAGGCGCTGCACTAAAGAGGTGGAATTGTTAATGAGTAACCCATTTGATATATGTTTTGATGATTTAAGAAAGAAGTTGTGTCCGGCTGGTAAAGCAGCAGCAAAGCGTAAGTTCAAAGTTTATCCTTCAGCCTACGCAAACGGTTGGGCAGTGCAATACTGTCGTGGTAAATTCCGTAAGAAAAAGGGAGGAAAAAAGAAATGAAACTAAAACGTAAATCATGTTGTTGTGGTGGCACTGAAAAGACCCCATGTGTATGTATGCTCAAAGGGGTTATGCAGTGTTCAGCGAAAGCCCCTAAATGTCCTTGCTATGCTTTACTCGATAAGCAAAAGAAGAAGGCAAGTAAGATTTCAAAGATGGTAGCAGTAAGGTGATTGTATGAGTGAAAGATGCACCTGCCACGATGTTCTCATTGTGAAAAATTTAAACCGTTGGTTTAAAGAAAAGTGGGTGGATGTTAGTCGTAAAGATAAGGATGGTAAACATCCTCCTTGCGGAAGAAGTAAAGCAAAAAAGGGTAGCAAGGGTTATCCTAAATGTAGACCGAGTGTAAAAGTCAGCGATAAAACTCCAAAGACTAGTGGTTCAATGACTGAGGGACAAAAGCGTGCGGCCACTAAAAGAAAGCGTTCAAAGAAACAAGGCGTTGGTGGTAAGCCTACAATCGTTAAGAGTGTGCTAATAAAAGCACCACGTATACCTCGTAAGAAAGGACAACCTGCTGGCTCAAAGAAGCATTCTGATTTGTATACTGACGAAAATCCAAAAGGCACCATACATGGTTTAGGATTCAAGAATCCAGCAAAGGCTCGTCAGTCAGTATCTAAAATCAAAAACAGTAGTCGTAGCCATGCTCACAAAACACAAGCAGCAATTGCTATGGAGCAAAGGGCTGATGAAATGGGCAAGAAGCAAGAGGCTGCAATTTACCGTAACTTCATTGAGCAGCAGAAAAAGAAAACTAAGCAAATGAAAAAGATGGTGCTAGTTAAATAGAGGTAACTTGTGAGGTAGAATTATGTGGGCTTCAGCATTAATAGATGACGATTTCGTGGTGAAGTCTGTCCCTAAGTCTGAAGAAGTTGTTGAGGCAATTCGTAAAACTTACAGGTTCGCTCCTAATGGAGATGGTTGGTTTAAATCTAAAATGAACTGCACTGCTGACGATTTAGTCAAGAGATTACGTAAAGCACGTAGATATAACAAAGACAACAGCAGTGATATAGATGCTATGATAAATGACATCCGTGCGATAAAATCAATAGAAACTGAAATGACAATCAAGAACTTATCTTGGTCTACCGATTTAGAGCATTGTATCAAAGGCATAGGTCTTTCAGATAGAAGTTTAAAACATCTACGACAGTTTGGTGAGTCACGTGCAGTCTCTTTACAAAAAGCGTGCTTACTTTGGGATAAAGCAGAAGTTACTCTGAAAATGTTAGATGCACATGAAGATGTGTGGGGTCAAGAGGAGCAGCAAGCGTGGGCTTCAGCCATGCGTGATAGAAGTGATGCTCGTAAAATGTGGCGAACTGCTTTATTTCAATCTGATAAACTATCAAAGTCACAGCAAAGTCATTTAGAATATGTAAGTAAGCAATTATTAGTTAAGGGACCTATGCACATAAAAGACCTTCAAACAAACATGAATGAAGAAAATATGCTAAGTAAATCATTTACAACTAGTAAGTTTACTTCATTACTTAACATGTATGGCGAAGAATATGACATCATGAAAGGAAGCAAAAAAGGCACTTACGTTAGACTATCCAATGAAGGTTTAGTTATCAAAGATATATGGTCCTATGGTGCGGGTTTTTTAGATGCTGATGGCTACATCACCATTACAGAGAGAGGAGAGCCTCGTGCTGGTATGATTGCTACTGGTGAACGTGGTCGTGTGCATTGTGAGGACCTCTACAAAACTATGGAGTGCGGTGTCTTACAACTCGATAACAAAGTTCACAAAAACTCAACTCGTAGTCAACACAGATTACAATTTTATTCTAAGGCCGACCTTCGCAAATTTTTAAACGGGGTGATGCCTCATTTAAAAATGAAGGGAGTGCAAGCCAAAGCGGTTTTAGCATTTATTGATGAGAAAGACCCTATAAGAAAAGAAGAATTAAAGAGATTAGTGCGCTACAAGAACTGGGAGGATGATTCAAAAAAATCTTCTCAACTTCTCTCCACATGGGGAGTAGATGCTGATACGATAGGTAAATATGCGGAGGGATTATGATGGCAGACGATAAGGGACCAGTGAGTAGATTTTTGTCTGCTTTGGCTAGTCCATTTAGAAGAAGAACTACACCTCAACCTCAAATGCCACTGTATACCACAGGTATACAGGAACCTGTATTAGCGCAAGGAATAACTATTCCTGCTCTATATGCAGTCAGCCAAGAGAATCTTATTCTCCGCACTGTGCAATCTAAATTAAGACAAGAAATCTTTAGACGGGGCTATCACTGGGAAAAGAAATTTAGGAAAAAATGTGTTGAATGCGAAGAAGAATATCAACATGAGGTAGATGTCTGTAAGTCTTGTGGGGGTGAAGTTCGTGACCCTGACCCTGAACAGGTAATTTACCCTAAGTGGCTTTTGAATCAAACTAATGCCATGGAGCAAACTTTCATGGAAGTATTAGGTGAGATTGAGAATGATTTAAACATTGTAGACGATGCTTTCTTACTTTTAATTAAAGAATACTATGTTGACCCTGACACAGGTGAAGTTGCATTCTTCCGTGTAAAGGACATAGTTCGTGGTGACCCTATCTTTATGCGTATTATCGCTGATAAACGTGGTATTCGTGGTGGGCGATACAAGATTTGTCGCATTCATCGTGACCAAGTTTCATACCCCGGACAAGAACCTAAATGTGATGTATGTGGCTCTCGCTTAGTGGATGCTCACTATGTTAATATGGCAGGAAGTGGTAAAAATCAGTATTTTACAAAGGGTGAAGTTATTCACATTAGTAAGTATAATCCTTCTAAGTTGTATGGGCGTGCGCCTGTTAATACGATGTGGAGACAAGCGATGAGTCTTACTGCTATGGATAATTACATCTATACGGCTTATCAAAAAAGACGCACTCCTAAAGGTATTATTTCAGTAACAACTGACAATCTTGAGTCTATGAAATCGTTTTGGAAATCAGTTGATGAAAAGATGGAACGTGACCCTCATTATGTGCCGAAGGTTGGTATTGAGTCGTCTTCAGGCCGTGGTGGAGTTAACTGGGTTAAGTTCATGGACACTCTTGAGGAGATGCAATACATAGCAGTGCGTGATGAAATAAGAAATCGCATCGCTGCTTTCTATGGTGTATCTTCTATCTTCATGATTGATAATGGTAAATCGGGTGGCTTGAATAATGAAGGTCTACAAATTCTTGTTACTAATCGTGCTGTTGAGTTCGGTCAGAAGGTTTACACCGATAATTTATTCCCACGAATGTTAAAGGAGATGGATGTTTCTGATTGGAAGTTGACTCTATATCCAAATGAAGAAGAAGATGAAATCACACGTCTTCGTCGTGATGAGATGGAAGTTAATCTTGCTCAACGCATGGCCATGCTTGGTTACAAACCTGAATTACTTGAAGAAGGTGATAGAGATATTCGCTTTGTTTATAGAAAACAAGAGGAGCAGCAACAACCTCAGCAACCTCAACAACAAGCGATGATGCCTCCGGGTGGAGGAATGCCACCTCAAATGATGCAAGGTGGTAGAATGCCACCTCAAATGATGCCTCCTTCCCAGCCGGGTGGTGAAGGCATGGGTATACGCACTCCACGTTCACCAGCAAGGCCACAGGCACGTTCTTCACCCGGAGCAGGTTCACCCGTAACTAGTATTCAACAAAGAGGACCAGCACCGACCATTTCGCAGCAAAATAGTAATGCTATGCTAAATTCAAGAATGCCGAGAGGTCAGTAACATTATTTAATGCTGCATTGATACGAATAACAAGAGGGGAGAAGATGGACTTACAGAAAATGGACCCAATGGCCCGTAAACTAGCAGTGCATAGTAAACAATTTGCTAAGGCTTTAGAAGATGGAAATGCCACTGATGCACAAAATCACATTAATGAAATTTTGAAATTTGCTGGTTACTTATCAGAAGATTTACATTCTGCTATTGTGAAGGCTGAGAGAGAGACTGTGGAATTACAACAATTCAACATCATCTCTAAGATGAACGTCTCAGGACAAAAGTTTGACACAAAGCAACGTTCTGATGTTCTACCGGGAACTATTTTAGCCGCTAAAACACAAAGAGGAATGCGCCCACATCAAGGCACTTTTGGAAGATTCGTTCCTGACCAGTAGGTGTTAGCATGAGTGAGGAAACATCCCCTACTGAAAAATTGATGAATACTTTGATTTCTAAAATGGAAAACATGGATAATGACTTACAATCACTAAAGCATGAAAATGCTTTACTTAAAAAGCAATTGAACGACCCATCTGCTATGCTTCGTAAGGCTGGTTTTGTTTCATCAATCACTCCTCTCAATGAAAACGTAGAGGTTGATGCTTTCCGTGCTAATGATGATGCTATCATCAAAGGACATGATAACTTTTCCAATTCTCAAATCCATCAAATGACATGGGATGAGATACATGAAATGGCTGAACAAGCCAAAGGAACTGAGGTGAACGCATGAGGCCAATTCCATCGCCAATAGGCAAAGACGCATTATTTTTGTTGAACAAAGCACAGCAACTTCTTGAGAAGGCTGAAAAATTAGAGATGGTTGAACATGACGGTAAGAAAGTTCCAGCATTCGCTGCCGATGGTAAAGGCGAAAAAGACATGAAGGCTAAGGCTGACATGGCTACCAAAGACAAATACTGCATGAAGAACTTTGGTAAGAAATACTCTGAGTGCTCAGCAAAAGAAAAAGCACAATGTGACAGGGTTCACGGTAAAGTCGAAAAGGGCAAAAAGTGTCCTGATTGTAAAAATAATGATTGTCCCACTTGTAAAATGGAGAAGGGCGAAAAGTGTCCGTCATGCGGTGAAAAGATGAATAAAATGGGCTGCACTAAAATGGGCTGTAAGATGAATCGGATGGAAAAAGCCGAAAAATGCCCATCATGCGGTAGTAAAATGGAAAAAGGCGGCTGTATGAAAATGGGTTGTATGAAAATGAAGAAGTCGGCAGAAGCAGGTTCTCAACCGGGGTTTACCACATCGTTTGACTCTAGTCCCGGTGGAGTTATGTTCCTTGCTGAGAGCGGTGGTCAAACCCGAAGTGCTTATTACACAACTAATCAATATCCATACAACGCAGAAGATGTAGCCAACAAAGGTGCCATGTCTGAGTCAGTATCTTTTGACGGACTTGCGCCTAAACTAAACCCTCACGATGCTGGCGGTGTAGATAGACAAGTAGAAAATGGCGTTTTATCTAAAGCACGTGCCGCTTTTAACAAGGCTCTAAGAGACGCTTCACGCTGATGGTGGTGAAGATGTGCGGGAAGATGCTACGGACTGGTATCTGAGAGCACGTTCAGATTTACTTAAATCATTACTTGACGGTTATGATTATTATAACTCTATTGCTAACTATATATTAGCAAGTGAAAATTTAGAGAATCATGGTTATATGATTGTCAAAAGCCATGACGATTACTTTTGTGATATGGTGGTAAAAGAAGAAGAAAAAGCCATAGAAGAAAGAATACAAGAAATGATGGCTTCTGAAAGTCTTAAAGAAAGGGAAGAAGGGCGAGCACTTAGAACTCAAGTTGAGCGAGATAAAATGGCCGAAAAAGGTCGTGAAAAAGAGCAAACAAATCTCATGTTTTCAGGGTCGAGCGCTGAAACTATCCCCAATCATCATTGGAAAGATAGGTTTCCCGAAGCATCAATTCATGACTTTGTGACTCTTTGGCCTGATGCACCTATGAAAGAAGATGCTCTGTATTCAAATACTCATCGTTTTCAGAAAGAATATCATCCTTTGTTAGCAGTTAATTCTGTTACTGGTTTACCAGCGTATATTGAAACTTTGAGAGATTTTTACTTGCCTACTGAACCCGGTGGATTATCAATGGCCGAGAAAGTAAAGAAGCATGAATCAATGCACGAAAACCATTACCAAACTAAAAATAATCCTAGTGTAGTTGGAATTAAGGATGAGTATACAGGAGAAGTCAATCACCCTTTCAAAGGACCTTTACATGATTCTCATTTATATGATTTTTATTTAGATAATCTTGAGGCTTGGAAAAAAGGAAATAGTGATTTAGTAAATTCAATTACTAACGAATATGATAATCCTGCTGAGCAAGATTTTGCTGTAAAACAAGCGCACATGGATGATGCTATTAAAGGTTGGATGTCTCAAGACTTAAATGAAAATAATGAAAGAGGCTCATTGGGATGGGGTGGGTATAATTTTGGACTTGAGTTTCTTTCCCCTTCTCAAAGAGACAATGTAATAGCACATCTTATGGAGAAAGGCTCCAATTCAGAAGCAGTGCAAAAAATAGATATTGACGGTGGTAAAGGTAGAACCATTTCAGTGGGACGTGTTAAGAGAAACTTGAGGCATAGATTCTCACCTGAGTTTTTTAGTGAAATGAGAAATATACTACATACATCTCAGAATCAAAGAAGTCACGTTGAAAGCAGCGATGATTTTCGTGAAATAACTGACCATGATTCTGAGTTACTTTTCAACGCTTTACATGAGGCTAAGCATGAAGAACACGGAACTATGGCTAACGCTATAATAAATGCGCTAAATGAAAAACATGATGTTGAAGAAGGCGAAGCGCCCCTTGATAATTTAAGGGCGTTAGCGCATTTTGGTCAATACATGGGTGCTATATCTTCATCAAATGTCATTAGTGAAATGATGGATAGAAGGCATCATAGAAACTCCGTAAGTAAACCAGCGTTACTTCATCTATTAGGACTAAAGCAAATGAGAGATAGAGGGAAATATGAGCCTACTGAAAAAGAAAAAGGTTATTTTGATGGAACTAATAGACCTCTAGGAATTGAGGATATAAAAGAACTTGACAAAATGATAGTTCAAGGTAGAGTTGGTTTAATTAAAGATAAACTAATTAGAAACGCTGAGGCTCACAGCCATCTTGGATTTAACGGTCCACATGAAGATGACATACCTGAAGATGAGGCTGATTTATGGATAAGGACAGAACATGGGCCTGTGGGTATAGGCTCATTTTTCCATCTTCCTTACATTCGTGGTGGTAACGGAAGAAGTAGTTTGTCAATGCTTGAAATGTTACATGATTGGATGCCAAAGGATATGGATGGTAATAGTCTGCTTGGTTCTATCACACCCGATGGTAGAATAATCATAAACAGTAAAAACACAGGGTTGTTTGGCCCAGTAATTCCAGTTGACCGCACTGGTGCTTTTTCTAAAGAATTAAATCCGCACCAAATACAGTCTTTTTGGGATGTATCTGCTAAGAGAAAAGAGAGCGCTAAAGGTAGATTCAAGACTAGAAATAGTAAGAATAATGAGATGATAGGACACTCTACTTTAGACCCTGAGATAGCAAATACGCTTGGGAGACTAACTCATGATGAGAGAGTAGATTTAATTGGTGCAGGTCGTATAAATCATCATCTCGGTGCAAGTAGTCCTACCTTAGCACACAATCCTATAATGTCAAGAGGAAAAATACTAGAAGGCACTGAGACTAGAATCCGTAACACTAGCCTTCACTCACATAATCTACATACTCGACTAGGTAGGAGGTTTCCTCCACACGCACCTGCTAAAACTAGATGGATAAAAGCGCAAGATATTAAAAATCCTAAAAATAAAGATGCTCGCACTCACATAGGGGATGCTAGAGTTTGGGATGCAACGCATAAACTATCAGGTAAAACAGCAAGGGATTTACCCGAAAAATCTAGCCCTCAATTTCAAGCAAAGTTAGAGAGCGCTTTAGATGAGGTTAATCATTTAGAGAGCCAAGTAAGTATGTATGCCGGAGCAGAAGATGAAATGCCTGAAGGTTTAATGGAAGAACTAATGGCTGCTAGGTCTAACTTACATAATCTTGAGGAGGTTGGTGGAACTATTGTGGCTTCAGGTAGAGGTTTTACTTTTAAACATGACCAATTTGACATTAAGGGAGATGCGGATTTATCGGCAATTACTGAAATGGCTAAAATTCTAAAACCAATTATGGAGAAAGCAGACCCTGAGGCATTTGACCCTAATGACAAATTAAAATTCCTTTCTAACACATCACGCCTTTTCTATGATGCTAATAGAATGTTAATGCTAGTGCCACATAATGTTCACGGTCTTACTACATATGGACCCGGAATAGATACAGAAAAAGTGCCATCTGCCAGTGCTACTGCGTCCCAAATACTAGGAGACACAATAGTCCCCCATCGTAATATGATGATAAGTGCCATACAAAATGGTGTTGATATTACTAGAGATATGAGTGTTGAAGAAGTTATGACTGCTCTCGGTTTTGACCATGACGAGGATGACGAATTGCATGAGCAGCACAAAGAGTTGGCTCAAAAAATCATAGACAGTGCTCCTGAAGAAGGGGGTTTACGTGCTTTAACACACGGCTCATTACTTAGCACTGGTATGGGCTTCCATCCTAGAGGTCAAGATATTTCATTAGAACATGAACTTCATACTAACCACATGACTGCTTTTAACGAGGCTTACGATAATGAGCCTGTGGTTCAGCGTTACAAAGAGATGGCTAGAGAAAAAGCATCTACTGGTAGGGCATCTCAAGGAGGTAAAGAAACTAGAGGTTTAAACGATTGGTTTAAGACTAATTATCTTGGTAAATTAGGTGTTATTCCTAGACTCATGGGGGGTCCTTATGCTGATGAGGCTGAAAAATATGGTTTAACATATTATGATATAGGTGAGGTGGCGGATAAAAGTCATAATAAAAGTAAAGTCAAAAGTTTGATTCACAATGTAATCGCAGTAGACCCTAATGCCGTTGATAGAAGTTTGATTGCTAGTGAAACAATAGATGAGAATATGACTGATATTACTCAGTTAAAGAGAGCGGGTGGTAGAGAAATACACCCTGCTACTTCTTTGAAAGGAGCAGCCGTTGGAGATTATTTCACATCGGGACGCATGGAAACAGGCTATCCTATGTTTCCTACTGTTGGTATAGAATGGGATGGAAGTAATTTTGTTGCTGGGAATAACGGACCAAACCAACAAGTCCTACATTCAATTAGCGAGCAGTCATTAAATGATATACATGGTGAAGAACTAGTTCAGCAGGTTATGGCCTTACCCGGTGAGTTCCAAAGAGGGGCGTTATCTCAACAACCAAATATTCTACTAGGGGGTAGGGCTGAAAGTGACGACCCTTATGATATAGGTAAATCACTGATGGCTTTGATGGACCCTGATGTTTTATTAAAAAGTGAAGATGGTAAACCCTTACCAATTTTACCAATGCACCGCATCTTTTCAATCAAAGACTTTGAAGCGTTACGAGGGTTTAGTGGAGAGTGGGCTGTTTCTATTCTTCCTGCTGCTGAGAGATTTATAGTTCGTAAAAAAGGTAATAGAATCACAGCGTATGATAAAAATGGTGATGTTGCTTTATCACCTGAGGATAGAAAGCAATTCAAATCCCTGAACGATAAGAACTGGATGATAGATGCAACTAGAAGTGATGATGAGATTCATATTGTAGATATTATTGAGTATGACGATTCTAATATTGCTGATATGACGGTTAGAGAAAGATTGAAAGTTCTTAGAGGGCAGTTTGATAGTCATGAGCACGTCATAGTCCCCGGCCCTCATAATTTACGTCTAACAGATACTGAAGGTTTGAATGAAGTTGTTGAGAGTTTGAAAGAGTCAGGAGAAAGAATATTGTTACGTGACGCTACTTCTACCTATATGCGAGGTGAAAAGAGACATCCTAAATGGTTCCTATTAAGACCTGACAAACAAGTGACTCTCATCATTCTTGATGTTAGAGGTAAGGGGCCGTTTACGTATCGTCTTGGCGCAGGTCCATTAGATGCAGAAGGTTTTGGAAATAGAGGAGTAGAATACGAAGGGCAATCTTATCTTGATGTAGGCACCATAAAAAGTCCTAAACCATTTGAAGAAGGTGACATTGTTAACGTCAAAGTATCAGGTGTAAAATCTAGGAATAAGAATGGTAAGACACTTTATGACGTTGCTACTTCTAAGATAGTATCAGAAACAGAAGATGCCCCCGCTTCTCTTGAAACTTTATCATTACTTACAAAAGCACATCCAGTATTACCAGTTCAGTTTTCATTAGATGTTACTCACAATAGACTAACTGTTTCATTCCCTGAAATAGATAACGTGGTCTACAAAATGGAAAGAAACTCTCACGGTATATGGGCGCATTCCCCTTATTCTACACTGGCTGATTTACAGAAGAATGAATATCCTATACTTTTGGCTGAAAGTTTACGCCCCCTATGGAATCAAGCAGCATCTCTGATGATTAAGGGTGTAAAACCTGATGTAGAAAATAATGCTAGAAGCATGGCAGACCCTGAACATCGTAAAGAATCTGAAAAAGAATCTGCTGGGATTATAGATGAAGATGATGAAATGAATATTCTAAAACCAAACCAAATGGTAAAGACATTGGCTCGTATTGCTGACCTAGTGGATAAATTAGCAAAGGAAAAGATGTCAGGTAGAACCAGTGCTCAAGGATTTGGTATAGATGTTGGGGACGGCACTGAGTCTCCTAGAGGGCCGACTTCACTGAATAGTGAACAGTCACTACCTGATTGGGATATGAGGGAGCGTCCAACAGAGGACCCGGAGGAAGAATACCCAGCCGCTCGTAGCAAGCGGCTAAAACGAAAAAATAGAGAGGAGTCTGACGTTTATGAAGCAGAATCGGAAAATGAGTAATGCCGCTTTATTAATATACCAAAAGCAAACAAGGAGGGGTTAGTGTGTTGCTCAGAACTCGACAAGACAGCATCTCCCTGCTCAAAGGGAGTAACGACCTCGTGGTCGCAGGATATGCTAGTGTCGAACTGGTTGACAAGCAGGGGGATTTGATAACTCGGTCAGCCTTGAAAGATGCTTTCAAGAAATACATGGCAGACCCGAAGTATAGAAATGTGCAACTAGCGCACTCTAACATTCAGGTAGGAGAAGTCATTCCACAATACACAGATAGTGAAGGGAGGTTATGGAAAAGCGAAGTTGACGATGCAGGAATGTTCGTCGTAGTTCAACTTAGGAATGACATCGAAAAGGCACGAGAAGTGGCAGCAGAAGTCAGAAAAGGGAACTTAGCGGGATTCAGCATCGGGGGACAAGCATTCAAGCGAGTCCGAAAACATGATAATAGTCACGGCAATTATCAAGAAATTAGTAAACTAGAACTTCACGAAATCACTATCTGCGAAAAAGGAATAAACCCCGAAGCAACATTCAAAATCCTAAAAGAAGACAAAAAATTGGAGATGAAAAAAATGAGCGACGATGTAATGGAGCAAATGAATAGCGTTCTTGAGCGCCTAGAAGGAAGATTGGACTCTATGGAGAAAGGTGAAATGCCACCCGGACTCAAAGAGCACATGAAGAACAAGAAAAAGGATGACAAGGATGAGGAAAAAATGGATAAAGGCATGGATAAAATGAAAGATGATAACAAAGAAGCCATGTATAACATGGAGAAAGACAAGGATGAAGATGATAAGAAAAAGTCCGAGTATTCTGATGTTATCTCTGCTGAATACCTAGATTGGATGGAGAATACTCTCAAATCCGCTGGTGTAGATACAGATGGTGCAAGACAGCACTTTGACGGTATCAGCAAAGCAAATCTTGGTTCCACACCTGAATCTATTGGAGACGGTGCAGACTACTTTGGAGGTCAAGTAAAGGGCCGTGCTCAAGAAGGTGGTAACCCATCTACTAACGCTATCCAGCGTGCTGGACTAGGCAGCGGTGGTAGCGAAGTCAACAAAGGTGACTTTATCACATCTGTGGACCCAGCATCACTAGAATACGCATACGAAGTCTTCAAGGCAGCAAAGCAAGAAGAAGAACTTCGCAAAGGCATGGAAATCAACTTTGAATCTCGCTATGCTCATGAAAGAAGTGAAGAAGTTTCAAAAGCACAAGCACAAGCATTTGATGCTCGTGGGCCAATTGATGAAGTAATGAAGGCTTTAGATGCACTTAATGATAGAATTGACAACATTGGTTCAACAGAATCTTCAACAATAGCAAAATCCGCTTCCCCTGCAATAGAGGTTCCTTCTACGGCTGACCTCGGAAACATGACTTGGGAAGAAGTTCACCAACTCGCTGGAGGATTATTCCGAGACGAGTGAAACTCAAAACTAAAGAAAAAAAGGAGATGAAAAAAAATGGCACGAAATTACGTAAGAACCGTCACTGACATGGAGAGGTATTACTATGGAGCAGGAAACTCTATGGGTTACTCTTATTCCGGCAGTGAGTTATTGAAAGCAGACAGCCCTATGTTGTCTACCACAGCAGGAACATACCAAGCAATCTACGGACGCAAAGTATGGTCGCAGTTGAACCAAGAGTTTAACGCATTCTCAATACTTCCAAAGCGCCCTTGGGACCGCAGTGGATGGAGAGTTATCACTGAGAAGCCTAACAACGGTGTAGTTCACGGTGGAATCGCAGAGAACGGCACACTACCTGAAACTGTTAAGCCTGTATTCCAGCACGTTGCTGCAAAGCCTAAGACCATCGCTCACTCATTCGATGTAAGCGAAGTTGCTGTATTCCTTGCTGACAAGGATGACGGACTAGGCGACATGCGCTCAGTTCTCAAAGAAGAAATGGGTAAGCACCACGCTGAAATGGTTAACAAGATGCTTCTAACAGATTCTGAGACTGTTGCAGGTAACAACTTTGAATCATTAGATAGAGTCACCGGAAATGACGGTGGAGCATCCGGTGGACTAACTTCTATGGAGACTGGTGCTTCAGCAGGAACAGACCACTGTGGAGCAACTGACCTTGACATATACAGCATTGACCGAAGTGAAAACTCTTGGTCTAACGCTGTCGTAAACTGTGGTGCTGATAGAGCATCCGGTAGTAGACGCACTATGTCACTAGACCAACTAGATGATGTGTTCCAGCGAATGTGGGAACTTGGTGGTAACCCTAAGGTTATCCTAACTGGATATGACACTCTAATGAGACTTCAGCAATTGCTTCAGGCTCAGCAAAGATTCATGGAAGAAAAGAGAGTTACACCTACCTACAACGGTGTTAAGGGTGTTCCGGGTATTGAAGCAGGTTTCATTGTAGCAACCTACAACGGTGTTCCAATCATTCCTTCCAAAGACGTAGAAAAAGATGGTCTAAGCAGGATGTATTTCCTAGACACTGACTACCTATACTTCTCTACTGCTATACCAACTCAATACTTTGAGTCGGGAATCGAAACTGGCGACCCATTCGCAATCAACAGACTAGGTCAGGAAGGACTATTCCGAACAATGGGAGAGGTATGGACTACCTTCTTCCGAGCACAAGGGAGTATTCGTGACCTAAAGTGAGGTCTTTTGGAGATAATAAAATTAGGAGATGAAAAATATGGCAACAGAATTATTAGCAACAGCAGCAGGTGGCTCTCTAACAGCAGCAGTCACTGGAGCATGGGAACTAAGAGCAGGGTCACAGGACACAACTGAATACTTGGCTCGTGGTGGAACATACCCCGGTAACATAAACGCATTTGCACCGTTAAACGGTGACGACTCCAGTTCAGGAGATGCAGCAAATGGATATGACCCAGCCCCAAAGATGGCGATTCTAACTCTAGCAAATATTGCTGACTCTAACACAGTAACTCTAAGCGGAGGAATTGATGCAATTACAGGTGTATTCATGACTACCTTCACAGCAAACAACGGTCAGACCGCTGGACTTTCATTCAGTGGTAAAATCATTACTTTGGAAGCAACAGGCTCAGTTACCAGCGGTCAAGTTCTAGTGTTTTACTCTTGAGGTGCTTAACGTGCCAATAGTAACATACATTGGACGCTCTCATGTAAGGAGAGCAACTGATGCTAAAATGGCAGACTGGCACCAAAACAGGCCCGTTGAAGTAACTTCAGCGTGGCTTGACCACTATGGTGTTAGACTAGGTGAGGAAGACTTCAGAATTGAAGGCTGGACCCCTGAAAGCGCTAAAGAGCGAAGTGTTGACAAAGGCGGAGACGGTATACCTGATGAAGGTTGGAGCCGCAAAGACATCAGCAAATGGCTTGCAGCATATAATATTAAACCAAGAGGTTATGCTACTAAGACTCAATTACTTGAGTTAGTCGCTACTGTTATGAGTCCTGATGGAGTCGCAGAAACAGAGGAACTTATAGCAGAATCTCAAGAAGAAGAAACTCAAGAAGGAGATGAATAATAATGGCAAATACAACGACGACATTTGACGCAAGACCGACATATTTCGGTGACAGAATGATAATAACAGGCAGTTATACTGCTGGTGACGGTGCAGGTTCAGTAACTATTTCTGTATCTGACTTATTAGCAAGTATAGATGCAGTGATAGTTAATCCTAACTCTCTGCAAAATCAAGGAGTAGAAGAAGGTTCTGCGGCTGATGAATCAGATGCAGTAACCATGAAAACTATTGATTTGGCTACCTTTAGTGGTACTACTATTACAATTACTCCGGGTCAAGCCGGAGGAACAGTGGTCGCTGGTACATTCTTAGTCTTTGGTCGCCGCTCTTGAGGTGACCTAAATGGCTAAGTCGGTATCAATTCTAGGGCCTTTCCCGCCTACTGAATTTGCTAACGCTACTGAAAGAGCCGCTATTGAAACTGCAATTAGCGATGCCATAGGTGGTAACACATGCGTGTCATGTGACCCACATTATGTGCTTGGAAATGTCTATATCATCGTGACAACCAGTTGAGAGTGGTGATTATGAATGGGTTTAGACATTTCCACCATTGACCTTGAAGACATCAGTCGTTTTCAAAAGCAGAATCTACGTGCAGACGTAAGCATAGACCAATCTGCTTTTGTTGACCCTGAGAATCCTTTGAAGGGTATCACTAAAGAGCAGCGTAATCGCAATAGTGAGGCTGCTGATATACTTAACATAGGCTCAGGGACACGCTGCAAGCACTGTGGAATGCTTCACTTCTTATGGCGTGAGACATGTGGTGCTTGTAGCAAACCAATGGAATACAATCTAGCAACTAGGAGTGAGGAGGCAAGAGAATAATGCCTACTATATACAGTCCCGGTGAAGGTGAGACAAGACCTCTTGACCCTACCGCAATTGTTTACACTACTCCTCAAAAGGTAGCAGACTACTTAGGTATTGGACCGCAAGAGCCAGTGGTCACATCAGCAGACTCTGTATCAGATGGAGTGTTTATCACAGGGGAAGATTATCGAAGATGCGGCACTGAAGTAGGAGATACTATTCTTATTTACAGTGACGCAAATCCACTAGGTGTTGAAAAGACGATAACTGCTATTACTAATGGTGGTAGTAGTGGAGTTAAATTAGCATTTACAGGCTCATTTACACATGGTGACTTTGAGGCTGCTGATAATACATACATGCAGAATCTAGCATCTTTTACCAACGCTAAAGTCGGAAGGCAACGTGGCATGACAAAGGCGATTGTAGAAAATCGTATTCGTGAAGTGCAAGATAAAATTGACAATATTACTCATAATGCTTGGAGGCCATACTTAGTATCTGCTGAGTATATCAATTTTGATACATACAAGCCTTATCGTCGCAGGTATTATACAGATTACGTCGGCACCGCTCCACTTTTATTCCGTAACGTTCAGCAGATTCTAAGATTAGAACTATGGCAAGGTGACGATTATCGTGAGATAGGTGCTGCTGAAGCCCGTATTACGATGCCTGATGATGTTAGAAGCATAAGCGGGTCAATTGTATTTAGTCCGGGTAACGGTAGTGCTGCTGTCCTAACTGCTGGAACTGCTACAAATCAATGGCGTGCTGATTTCGACCTTGCTACTACTGCTCAAAACTTTGCTGATTTAGTTAACAAAGAGGATAGAGTAAGTAAGTCAGCAGTCGAGTTTAGCCCAGCCTACACTTTAGAAGGTAGCACGAGTAACATAAACATAGACAATGAGTTTTTTGCTACTGCCAATTCAGACTATGGCACAGGCATAGTTAAGGTTACCAGTAGGAGGCCAGTAAAAGCCGGTGAAACTTGTAGTGTGGTATCAACAGATAGTAGTATATCTATTTCCCAAACGAAGGCAAACACAGCAACTGTTAGCGGTGTAGTGTCTACCACTATCACTGTAAACTCTACCGCTGGTTTTGCTCCCGCTGGTGTTTGTGTAAAAGGCGATACTGTATTCAGATATACTGGTAAAACCGATACCACATTTACAGGTTGTGTCAGTGTGATAGGTAGTCCCATATCAGACATAAGTGGAGATATAACTCAAAATACATTATTGGTTGATTTACAGGGTGGCAGCGCCAGTGGAGACAACGCTCGTCTACGTGACTGGTGGATGGACTATGAAACAGGTATCATTTACTTCAACAACTCTTATCCATTCTTTGAATGGAATGCAATCAAAGTGTCTTACATTTACGGTGAGCGTTATCTTGAGAAAGCAATAGAAGAAATCGCTACGAAGATGGTAGTTATTGACCTGTTGATGTCAGATGACCGTAGTGTGCTACTTCCTGAAGGGACCAGTAATATAGATTTGACTGCTAAAGTGCAGTTATTACAATCTGAAATTGATAAAATTTTACCACGTTATCAGGAGATTGTCTTGTTTGAGTGATGATTATGGCTAAGAATAGGGAGTTTGACGAGTTAATGGAGGCTCAACTCACTCCTGAGATGATGAAACCTGAGTATCAAGAAGAACTTTTTCAGGTAGTCACCAAAACACCTGAGGGTTTTCGTGCAGTAATTGAGCAACAAGAGTTGAGTCTTGAGGGAATCAATCGTAACGAAGCAGGTGATTATGAGCAGCGAGGTAAGCCTCCAAACCAAAGCGTACTTAAAGCAGCATTGGATAGGGTAGACAAGAGGATGCTTAGAGAATCCCCTGCTTTGAAAACCTACAAATTGGAGTTCAAAGGTGGTGCTCTAGTTCCTGACATAAAGGCATACGAAAGGGAGGTGGAGTGATGGTAGCAACATGGACTGAATCTTTAGATGTAATCTTAGAAGTTCTTGGTGATTGGAATCGTGCTAATACATCAAACATAAGACCAATTATTGCTGACATCGCTACTGTCGGCCCTGAGCGTGGTAAGCGTATAGACATGAAGAAGTCCGACTATGTTCTGTGCTACGAGACGGCTCACAATGAAGAAGCGCCTGAAATCCTCTATGATTTCGTGACAACACGTGTAAACATCACTGTTGATATGAGAACTACAAAGTCTCGTAAGCACATGCAAGCGATGGAAAACGAGATACGTCGCCTCATTCACACAAAGCGCAAGGGAGATGGCACGTCCTTTGACCGCCTTGTTTTTAAGACTCGTACGGACTTGTCAGACCGCACAAAACATTTATTTCGCAAGACCTTCCAAATCGAAGTTGTTATCTTTGCGGAGTTAGTGCCATGAGGTGAGCCGGATGCCGTCAACAGTGTATAAGGGAGATTTAACCGAGATTTCATTCGGTCACGAAACATCATTACAACTAGCACATAACTATGCTGGCTCTTTTCAGTTTAAGGTTCAAGACACTGATACTGACGCTGGAACCAGCACTATACGTTTGATTAATGGTGCTAATAACACTCCTGTTGATGCGAATGGAGTGCTTCAACTACCACGTGGCATGCTAGTTGGTGCAAAGTTAAGCATCATAGGGGGAAGTAACTTTACACTAGATGATGCTGCATCAACTGGTAAGATTTTCACTGTGGTGCAACATCACACTGGGACTGGTGGGGGTGCTGTTGAAACTGACTTTGTAGTCACCCCTGCTCTTGCAGAATCTGTTGGTACTCTCAGTGACACAAACGATGCTCTCCATTTCCACTCCTTTACTTTACCATCCGTTGATGTAAATATGGGTTACCATGATACTCCTAACGCTTCTAGTGAGTCAGTGCTTACTGACCAATTCCTCGGCCTTGCTGCCACTGTCACACTCCCTGAGACAAAGGTGGACTTGAAGCGCTATCATGTAGTTGGGCTTGGTCGTGACGTAGCAGTGCAGGTTCCCGGTAGATTTGTCAATGAAGGGGGTTCTTTTGAGGTAAACATGCACAATCCTCGCTGGTTGTATTACTGTCTTGGTATGGAAGCAATTGATGTTGGAAGCACATACGATTCTCTTTGTAATACAGATAACGACTTCAAATTAAACGGTGCCACAAAGGTTGGAGCATCTACTATCACGTATGATGGCACAAATGCTCCTCCTAAC